CATTTTTACCCTTTAACATCTTTTGTAATTCTGCTGTAGAACCTACAAACAATGCGTTTTTAATTTGTGGATTTGCTGTCTTTGGTAACTCTTTTAGGTCTTTGAGTTTCTTTTGTAAGTCTTGTAGTTTATCTACAGTATCAGCAACGTTTTTAATTAAGGCACCAGCAACTTCATATGCTCTTGGATGTTGTCCTTCTCTGGCAACATCAAGTATGCCTTCTATGGCTTCTTGTCCTCTTTCTATAAGATTGTAATAGTTTTCTCTACTATATTTGTAGTCGTTATCTACGTCTGGTGATTCTTTATTTTCTTTTCGTGGAACTATAGGTTTAAAGTCCTGTTTAACCACTTCTTTATTTTCAGGTTTATCTATACCAAGAATCTCATTTACTTTATCTTCCAATTTACTCATAATACTATTTATAGACAATTAAAAACTAGTCTTATTTAAAATTTTTAAAATAAGGTGGAAGTCCTAAATGAGGTCTTTTGTCATATTTGTTTTCTTCTGCAAAGTCAGATAAAGCATTATTATAATGTAAAAATACCTGACAACATTCATTACCCTCAAAGGGTTCTCTCCAATGTTCCAACATACAACCTTTATAAACTAACATATCTCCAGGTTCTAATACAACTTGAATACCTTTTGAATTACCTGGATGATAACCATTTTTTGATATTTTTCCATTTTTTGGATTAGGATCAATGAATATTGGCCAAATATCTCCACCCAAATTCATAGTAGTAGATATTTCACACGAAGACCTATCTTTGTGTCTTTTTAATTCATTACCTTTAATATACATCCTTGTATAGGAATATGTTGGCACTAATTTAATTTTTGTATGTTCTTCCATAATAGGTTGCACTTTAAGTAACAAAGTATCCATAGCTATATCAGCATAATGTGAAAAAGAACCTGGCACCTGTGTATCATTCCAATGTCCAAAATATTCTGTGTATGGAGAAACAAAACCACTATGTAAAACTGTATGTGCTACATCTTTTTTTATAGAAAAATAATTATACAAATAATTAGCTAATTCTTTATTAATAGCTTGCTTAATAATTAAGTAATGATTTTTTTGAAAATTGTTCATATATAATAGTTAAAATTTATTGTTATTCTAAATGGTTTATCAGTACAGTTTGTTCCTGAATGCTCTTCAATACTATCAAATATTAAAATCTTATTCTTTTTACTAATGACTTTTTTTTCATTATTTTTAAAAATAGTAAATCCATTATTTGTATTAACATAATACACTGCTGTTTTTAAATTTTTATAATCAAAATCTTTATGAAAACCGTGAATATTAATATTATCTTGTTGATGATTTAGATTCGCCTTTATCCGCACCAAAGCCTTAGGTTTTATATAATCTAGTATAGGTTTTAATATATTAAAAAAATCACTTGTAACTTTATTATTATCATAAAAAATATGTGTCATTTGATAATCTTTTGTATTTTCAGGAGGAACTATTTGATTGATGAAATATGGAAAATAAAAACCACTAAAAATAGATTCAATATAATCAGCATCTTCTTTTTTTATAATATTATCTTTTACAATCATCTAAACGGATATCCTAAAGCCCATACCACTAAACTATAACGAAGTCCATCAGTTACAGGTTTTACCTGATGTAACACATAAGAGGGAAATACAATTATAGAACCTTTTGGTAATATATCTTTTACACTTTCAATCTTCGTTTTTTCATTTTGAAAATACTTAAACATTAATTCTCCTCCTTTATAATCACTAGGATTAGACAATGTAATAACTGCTGATAATTTCCTGGATTTACCTCTCCAATTTATATTTTTATGGTTTATATCAAAAGGTTTGGAAAAATCATCAGTATGCCAACCATAATGTTGATTTAATTTGTATTTAGTAAATTGTACACTTTCCAAATAATCAAAATGATAATTCCAACCAGCTTGTTCGTTTGCCATATTTAAAAACGGTCTTATCTCTTTATAAATCCATTCCTGATCCAACCAAGACACATTAGAATTTCTTTTCTTTTTTAATTGTTTTTCTTCTTTTTTATTTAATTCTTTATTTTCAAATCCTCCTGTTTTAGCTAAAAGTTCATTTTGTGAATTACCATATTTAATAACCTCATTACAAAATAAATTTGAAAAAGCATTTTTAAAATAATAATATGTATTATATGGGTTCATTATCTATAAAATTTATATTTATAACCATTCTTCTATCTTCATCGGTTTGTCTTATAGCATAATGTTTTATTAAGCCATCAAATATTAATATTCTATTTTCAATACATTTAATTTTTTTGTTTTCATCTAAAATAGTCATACCATTGTTAGTGTTTATATAAAATATAGCTGTAGTATGTGAAAAAGGATGGTCTGTATGATTTTTACTTTTAGAAGCAGTGCCTGTATTAATCAACAAATTTGCCATAATTCTAATAAGAGTAATAGGTTTTAATTTTTGTAAAATTGGATTTATAACTTGATTTGAATATGGAGAATTAAAATTATTATCTTTATAAAATATATGATTAAAATAACTAGCATCGTTTTTTGTTTGTTCATTATTATAAAACCAAGGAAAATAAGTTGAATTAAAAATATCTTTTATAATATTAAATTCCTTATCTTCTAAAAAATTATCAATAATATTGTAATTCAACATAAGAATCTTTATCTCCTACTTTACCTACAGGAAAAAAATTACAGGCAATAGAGTATCTTGTTTTGTTTGTTAGGTTAGGTTTAATTTCGTGGAATACGTCTGATGGAAATATAACTAATTTATTTTTTTTAGGTTTAATTTCAAAATAGTTACAATTGTTAACATTCCATTCTGTAGGATTACAAAATAAATTATTTAATTGGTGGTTATTAAATACTATTGAAGACGATTCTTCAAAATAATAAACAGCACTAAACATACAGTTAGAGTGTGCGTGGCTTTTACCAGATGTTTTAGGTTTAAATTTAGCAATCCAAGAAGACGGTATTATAAAATCATTTGCTATTTTATATATTTCTGTTTTATATTGATAGAAACAATTTAATATTTGTTTTTTAAGTTCAAATAATTCTGGCTTATTTAATATTTCATTACTTTGAGATTGCTCTGATTGTAAATATTCGTGGTTAATATGATACTTTTCTTTTTTGATTATATCAGATATTTTCTTTGTATCAATATCTAAATAAAATATACCTATATGTTTAGCAAACAAACTAATTGTATTCATTTTATAATATAACTTTCAATCTATTTATTATTAAAAAAATTTAATAATTATTCTGTAGTCAAATCCCAAGTTGAATTTGTGTTATTCCAGATATAATAATTGTTATTTTCATCTCTGGCTGACCATCTTAAATTAGACTCTTCCCATAATGGACCACTTAACAAAGGATCATTATTTAAAAGCGTGCTGTTAGCAGGCATAGTTGTAGGTGCTTCCCAATCATCATTAGAATTTAAAGTCCAAGATGAATAAGGTTGAACACATATAAATTTATCTTTTGTAGAATCATAATAATGGTGATCTTTTCCAGGATATTGTTTTCTAGCATTACCATTATAAGAACATTGTTTCCAATAAGTATTTGGATATGTTCCACCAAATTCTTCTAATAAAATTGGGTCATTTGGTATATTATTCTGTACCCAAGTTTCAGCTTCAGTAGAATATTCTCCACCATTAGCATTAACATCATCATTAGAAACAACAACTGTTCTAATTACAATATTATCTGATTGTTTTATTTCAGCAAAATGTGCCATATTATTTCCACAAACTTTCTTTTTTATAAGAAAAAACTTCTTTTAATTTCCAAACTCCACTTGCAACAAAAGGACCTGCTCCCGTTTCTTTAACTATAACTATACCAGAACCTCCAGCTTGACCATCTCTACCTGGACCAGCCCAATTATTTCCACCACCACCACCTGTATTAGCAGTTCCAGCAGTTGCATTTCCGAATGGTCCACTAGGTCCAACATCTGCATTTCCTCCACCACCTAAACCTCCATATCCTACATTCAAGTTATATGTTGGTGGTTGGTTAGTTGAAGATGGACTAGCAGGATCATTATTTGAAGCATAGTTACTACCTCCTGAACCTCCACCAGCATAATAAGTTGCAGTTCCTGTAATATCTGATTGTTTTCCTACTCCACCATTCATTTGTGTATATGAACCGCCAGTGCCTCCGAAACCAGCACCACCACCTCCTCCACCAGAGGCGAATTGAAAAGTACCTCCAGCAAAACCTTCTGGAACAGGAGAGTATGAACCTGTGTTACCAGAACCTCCATAAGCAGCACCTGGATTAGAACCACAACCACCACCAGATCCACCATTATTACCAGAACCTGTTAAAGCACCTCCACCTCCACCACCTGATGCGGCTATTGGTGAAGAAGCACCAAAATTTGATGGAGAACCATCCGTACCTGTTGAACCAGGAGAGCCATTAGTACCAGCACCTCCACCACCAACAGTTATTGGAACAGGCGAACCTGGAAAAGGGTG